TCCGCGCCAGTAGCCGCTTCATCAATCTGAGCAGCGAAGTCAACCGCACTAGATACTTCGTCAGAAGCCGTGGCAGACTCATCAATTGCTACACCAAAGTCAAATGCCCCGGAAACTTCATCCGACCCAGTGGCGGATTCATCGATTTGACTACCTAAAGAAACCCCTGATGACACCTCATCCGTACCAGTCGCCGACTCATCAATCTGGGAGGCAAAATCAATGCTTGCATTAACCTCGTCAGACCCAGTGGCGGACTCATCAATCTGGGAGGCAAAGTCCGCTGTAGCACTAACTTCATCCGTACCTGTGGCAGATTCATCAACTTGAGAAGTAAAGTCCGCTGCCGCAGAAACTTTGTCTGAAGCAGAAATACCACCACCACTACCACCCCCAACTATTTCAATTTGCTTTACGCCATAGTCATCAAACGTTCCTCCACTAGAATTAGTCTGTGACCACCTAAGAATGGTACTGCTTGTCTTTGCTCCGACAGGTAATGTTGCTGTTAGCGCCGTAAAAGTTGTAACCCCAGAAGTACTCCCCGGAGCAGTTATAAGATTGGGGGTTATATTAACAAACGACCCACCACCGTTTGTGCTGTACTGTAAAACTAAATTTTCATTTGTATCTGGGTTTTCTCCACCATTAGAACTGTTACCGGCAATCGCAGTTGTAATTACCGAAGTCGCATTAGTTAAATTTAGAGAGACGGATGTTAAATTACGAGCACCGCTTGTTCCTGTGTTGTTTCCAAAAGCAATATAGTTGCCGCCAGCCGCAAAACCTCCTGCACTTCCAGAACCTGTTCCGTTTGCCACTACACTTATACTGTTACCGGCAGACGTATTATCAAATATTGCTGATCCAGTAAAACTCGTACCAAGCGGGTACCCACTTGTTGCTTCTATAAGATTTGAATTTCCTGTTTCAGAAACTGTTGCATTAAATATTGCACTGCTAAAGGTTTGTTCTGCGCCTGTAGCGGACTCGTCAATCTGACCACCCAAAGAAGCCCCAGCAGAAACCTCATCGCTCCCAGTTGCGGACTCTTGAATAACAACGACAAAAATAGCCGTTGCAGAAATGGAATCGGAGCCTGTTGCAGACTCCGATATTTGAGAAGAAAAATCTGCTAGCGCCCGTACAACATCACTAGCAGTAGCAGATTCAGAGACGGTTACAAAATAAACAACCCCACCCTGCGGGAGGGTGGCAAACGGTACCTCAGAGAAGGTTGCATAACCGAACACATTAAACTGCTTCTAGGTCTTCTTCCTTAAACCAACGGCTTTGAACATCGCCATTGGCGTCCTCCCACTGAATCAGGTAGAAAAATTCACCATCTTCGGTCATCCGCAGCTTTTGCACTGGGCCTTGAGGTAAAACCGCATTGACCTTGACAGTCTGATCTTTAGCAAATTTGGTAGCCATTTATTTCTCCTTAAGCAGCGTCAAGACTAAATTCGTAAGTCACATTCAGCGTATCACCTGATACGACTGTACGAGCGCCGGGGGATTGGAAGGTTGATACGGAAAACAAAGTCCCAGTTGTTCCGCTTTTAGTGCTGTTGCTGGTCAAAAAAGCTCCAGCAATCGTCACCGATGCGTTCATGGTAAAGACGTCAACCGCACCAGAGTTATCAATCACCGACGGATCTGCCGTTGTAGCCGCGCCAAAAGTTACTGCTGGGCGTGTAGCTTGAGTGTAAGCTGCGGACTCAACCCAACCAGCATGAGACGACATTGTGTCACCCGCCGCATAAGTAGGTGACGGACTGTTATTGACCAGACCAAGAAACCAAGTGGCAGTGTAACCAGAACCACTGAAGTACTTGTCGTTCATGTCTTTAAGGCCGACGTTAACAACTTTATTTGGTGCTTTATCTTCCCATTTCAGGTTGCCATCTTTGTCGTAGCACTTGAAGTGGAAAACGCCGCCACCACGAGCAGCGTTTTCAGTTGCGCCGCCCAAAACAAGTTGCGAGCCAATGGCATCGCTAGATGATGCTTTTTCGTTAAACATTTTTAACTCCTTTACGAAAGTCGAATAATTGCCGATGTACTTGTTGCGGCTGGGAATTGAACCTGAAAAGATGTTACTGAAGTCTTATCAGATCCAAAATCTAAAACACAGACTGCTCCGTTGTCCCCAGCCTTGTAAATCAAAGCACCTCGGGCAGTAATCACACCAGTCCATGATACGTTATTAAAGGTCACAAAGGCTACCCCACTGGATATGGAAACCGTTGGAGTTAGCACCTGCCCACCTGCCACATAGTTACCGCCTGAAGCCTCGCCTGTTACCGTGTAAGCAGTTGTAGAAGCATCCAACGTGGCTAAGTTGGTGTAAAGCGCAAGCCGAAACGTATTGCCGGAGAAGTCAAAGTTCCCGTCCAGCAAGCCGCTTTTAAATACGTTGCAGGTGTAGTTACCCGTAAATGGCATTTATTGCACCCCGTTGTTTTGTGGGAGGGGCGGAATACGAGCCTGACCACTACGGTACGCGTCACTGCGCTCCATGCCATCACCAAGACGTTTAGCCAACGACAGCGCTTCACTGTAGCGACCAAGATAATTTTGAATGACGTCTGACTCACCCTTCATGTAGGTATACGCCTCAAGTAACGTGCCATAAAGTAGTACGGAACTAAAGTTATCACCAAGCCAAGTAGACCCAGCAGTAACAATAGACTCGGGATAATAGTAATAATGAAGTTCAACGCTGTAGATGGCATCCGGTGTGGGTCCAAGGATGAAAGATAGTTCATTTGTCACCGCCGGGGGATTGTCATTTGTGGTCGTGGGGCCAAACAATGCGTAGTACTCAGGCTTGCCAGTATCCGTGGGCACTGGATAACAAGCCCTAATAAAGTTCACATCTTTGTTTAGCAAATACTCATATGCACCCGTAACTGGGTCAATCACCGCCATCGAGTAGACGGCAAGAAAGTCACCGGGACTGGATAAGTACTTATTGCCGGATGTCGTCGATCCAGTCACATTCTTGCGAATCGAGGGGAACTGAACCGAGTTGTATATCCTCTGCTCGGCCTGTTTGATGAACGTATCAATCTGTTCTTTAGACGTAAAGTTAACATTGGCGGCTGTAGGGTCGCCATACTGAGTATTCGGAAAGTCGTTTTCCGTGTACCCCTTAATCGTCTCAAACAGTTCGTTATACGTCACGACTTACCCCATTTTTCCGCTGATCTTGCGGCCCTTGGTTGCAGCACCATAGCCACGCATCACACCAACACCAAACGGGTTGACCGGTGGATAGTCGCCACGGCTGATGTTTCCAACAGACATGTTCATCTTTTTCATCTCTGTAGCACCCGTCTCATAGTGGGAGTACGTGGACGCATCCGTGTCTTTGCCAGTCATCGTGTGAGGAGGGGCGTAGACCTCAGCAGGGCCGATCTCTTTGCCTTTGACCTTCATGCTGTACTTAGCCATTATCGACCCCTTCCACTTGATCGCTGGTTCATGACTTTAGCCATACCACGACCGTATTTTTTCATGTCGAGGTTTGTCTTGCCACCTTTTTTCAAACCTTTGTGAGCCTCACCAGCGGGCTTATTAGCGTGCGCTTTAAGTGCTTCCATTGCTTTTTTGTCTGCCATGATCTACTCCTAAGTAGTTACTACAGTTACAGTACCAAGTGCTATGCCCAAAACCAAGTTATTTGGTGTTAAGCCAGCGTCATCCGCTCTTGCCCCACCAACTGGCGCCCACCCCCATTGGATGATTCTACTACCGCCGGACGGATCACCAAAGCCCAAAACGGTCGGGTCATTCGTAGCCAGCAATTGAAGTCCTGTATTACCTGCAACCTGATAAGAAGTGTCACGGCGGGGATTACGCACCGCCTGCGGATCATCAACAGGGTAGAGGCCCAAGGACAACTGGGGCTGATCTGGGTCCCAGCACTCTTGGCAGACTTTAACGTTGACATTTTTGGTTTTGACAATTTCTGAGCGTAATGAATGAAGCGGGAACTGAAACCCACACCTGTCGCACATCGCAATTGCGATGCGTCCAAGGGTAAATTTCGTAGTCATTAGTACCCACCGCCGCCAATAAAGAACTCACGAGGCACAAACCGGATCGAGGCTTTCTCGCGGTCTTCACCCGCCGCCAAGTTCCACTGCTCCTCGTACGCAAGTTTCAGAATCTCCGTCCGTGCCTCTGCGCCGGGGATCTTCATTGAAAGATAGTAGGCCAGCCCAGCCACCATGCATGGGAGCATCCGAAACGGGATGTCCTGGGTTTTTACACCGCCTTCACCCGCGTCCCCAATGCGCTTCATGCGCCAGTACACAAACGTGTACTGATCCCCGGGAGAATTGGGTGTAGGCCAGATGTTGATGGTGGGGTAGTTGATCCCTGTAGGCGTTGTAGCACCGGATTGCCGGTCAACCCAAACCTGAATTGGACGCCCCTGAGCAGTTTTATTAGGGATTGCCGCATAGGTAGAAACACTAATACGGCTGATTGTGATGTCTGATTGCGTTGCAACATCACCCGCATTTGTACGAATAACGTGCTCCAGCAGATCAATGGTATCGACAGGGAGGTTGTATGTGGCCTGTCCTGTGACAAGCGGTATAGAACCTTCCTCGATCGTCCAGAGGTTGATACCCCGGTTAGCCCACTCAATCGTCATCAGATTGAGGCTGCGACGTGCGGTTTTAAGGTCGTAACCCGTGCGCAACTCAGCACCGCACCGCTCGAAAGCCTCTTCGATGATGTCTCTTAGTTCGAGATTAAAACTAGAGGTGCCTGATGTGGTCATTTCATTTTCCTATACGGAGCAACTTTTTGAGCCACCCGTTTTGGCTGGGAGACGAATTGTTTCCCTGCTGATCGTCCTGCACGCTTGGCCCGAGTTGTTGCGGCGTACTCCTGTGGGGAGAGCGCTTTGATGGCGGCGGCAGGGAGGTATCTTTCCCCCGTAGCCTTCGGTCCCTGCGTAGATGGTTTGCCACTCTTAGTTCTCCATTTCTGGGCAGTCCACGCTTTCAGGCTTTTCTGCGGAGCCTTCATTTCATCTTCTTAAGAGTCTGCGCAAGTCGTGCACGCTGACCCAGTTTTCCAGGTTTTTTAGCCGCAGCAGCCAGTTTGCCAGCCGGGATCTTTTCACCCTTTTTGACACCCAACTCTGACCGCAAAGCACCGGGCTTCTTAATGGCAGACTGAATCCATTTTTTAGTCACGGTACCCACCTCCCGCTTTTTTGTACTGTTGCGCCAGCATCTGGGCTTTACGGGCACTCCACTGCCCCGGAGCGCCCCCCTTGCCGCCAGCCTTGATTCTTTCAAATAAACGCTTGCGCATACCGGGTTGGGTGTAATTACCCGCCTCGTTCACACGGGACTGTCCACCTTGGGAATAGATGGCAACAGCCAAGTCCCCGTCTTTTTTCTTGACGGTCTTGACCGGCCTCATGGCCTTTGGCAGTTTTTTAGGGTTTACTGCACCCATTCCCCGGCAGGCACGCATTTAGCAAGACTTTCCGCCCATAGCCATCTTGACCATCGTGCCTTTGGTCTTACCTTTGGTAGCCACGCCATCACAGGAAGAGCGATAACTCTTGCCGCCTTTACCCATCTTCACGGCTTTGCCATCCTTAGCCTTCATCACAGGCATTTCTGCGCCGCGCTTGGACTTCGTCTGAACAGAGTGCTCGCCCTTTGCCATCATTCGCTTGTCTTTCATTTCAAATTCCTTTCCAACTGATTGAGGGACGCCAACCTTCTTTGCAAACTTGGGCGAGTTGGCGACCGCCCGCATGAACTTTTCCTGTTTTGCCGAGACCGAAGGCATCAGACCATCCGTCCTCTTGTCTTACCTTTGACCGCACAGCCATCAGCCCGTTTGGAAGCCGAAGAGACTTTGCCGCCAGATTTAAATGGATTTTTAGGAACTGCGCCACGAGTTTCCCTACGCACTTCGTCGTAGGCTTCATCGCCAGCCTGTAAAGTTTCAGTTATCGCGTCTATTGAGGATGGACGGACCTTCCGACTCTTAATTTCTTTCAGTTTGTTTTTTTCAGATGCGCTTGCAATTTTGCTGTTAAAGCGATCCATTTTTTCGTCTTTAGACATAGTTACACCATCCTTCCGCGAGTCTTACCCTTGATCGCACAGCCATCAGCACGCTTGGAAGCGGAAGAGACCTTACCGCCGTTTTTCATTCCACGAGTTTCCCGTTTCATTTCGTCTTTGGCTTCACGCTCTTTCTGTTTTCGTTCCGCTACTTCTGAGCGCATGCCCGAAAAACTTTTGGTCGGATCTTCATATGTGTCATAAGCCAAAGCCCCAGCCGAGCCTAACGCAGCCCCAGCCGCCGTTTTACCCAAAGTGTCTTTTGCTTCTTCAAACTTAAGTTTTTCGGCTTGCGCCTTGGACATCTTCTTACCGCCTTTTTCCGCAAGTTTCTTTGCGCCCATACGGGCTGCGGCACCAATTAACGGCATAACCATCACTTATCTCCGTTGCCCGAGGGCATCAATTTTGTCTTCAAGGCGCTTAAACCCTGAGTCAAAGTGTTCACGAATTTTTTCCAAATCCGCCCTAACTTCTGCACGAGTGATGTGGTCACGAGCCACCTCCTCCCTAGTTCTGTTTAGCAGGATGCTGATTCGTTGGAGTTCATCGAACTTGCCCTTAAGCATAAACACCATGACCCCCACGATTGCACTCAGCACCACGTTCCATAACATCATTTCCATTTAGCATTTCCATGCGCGTAGCGACTTATTGATCCGAGAGTTAGGGTCATTCGCAGTCTTCTTGCTCGTCAACTTCTTCTTCATCCCTTTCATCCGGGCGCAAAAAGAATCTCTGCGGGACCCACCTTCCGGCTGTGGGGGTTTCAGCCCAGGCTTCCCAGGATTGGCTGCGTTGTAGGAAGCCCGCCCTTTGGCGTTCAAGCCGCCTTTGGGGTTCTTGCCTTCTTTGCGTTGCCATGCTGGTGTCTTAGCCATTTAAGCCGCCGTTTTTTTCGCTTCCAGATTACGCAGTTGGGGGTAGAGCCAGTCTTCACCAAAGCAACCGGTGAACTCTTCCATGCCCATATGGCCTAGCGTAATCGTGGGGTCAACCCATACTTCAAAGCCATGCTCCGTAGCGCGGTTGCAGAACAGGTAGTCCTCTCCAACGTAACCCTCAGGAGTCACATCAAAGTGGAAAAAGGCTTTGACCTTCTTATTCTGTGCACGCACATCGGTGTAATCCCACTCGGGGTGGGCCTTATCTAGCGTCTCCAAAACGTCGCGGCGGATGAGCATGAACGCGGTAGCGATCTGTTTTGCACGGATCAGACCCATGCGGTTCATGATCAACTCGCCGTTCTCGTCTTTGTAGAGCGTAGAGATAAACGTCTTTTCTTTGCTACGGGTAGTAGGTATGCCCCCCGCAATCCCGATCTTGGGTTCAGTAACCCAAGCCATCAGCCTAAAAATGTCGTCCGAGTTGAAGTTGATGTCCGAGTCAATGAACATCAGGTCGGTGCAATCGCTCTCTAGAAAGTCATTTGCGATGAGGTTTCTAGCACGGGCAACGATAGAGCACCCAGAAATGTTGCTAATCTGGATCTTTACCCCGTGTTGACCTGCGGTTGCAGCAAAGTTAGCCAGTGCAATAGCCAACTTGGCAGACATTTTAAAGTCATAGGTTGGAAGACCAAGCATGATCTTCCGCCCTTCTAGGCTGTAGGATTTTTCGTTTTGCATTTTTTATCCGTAGAAAACCGTTATGGAAGTAAGATCCGTTACGTCAGCATAGATGTCTGTTTCGCAACGAATACCCTGACCCGGAATAACAACGTTAAAAGGTGACGGTTCGGTACTAGCAGGCCAAGAAGATTGAAATACTGTAGCCCCACCCGAACCCCCATCTTTAAGTACTAAAGAACCTGCAGTGGCTGCTGGGGAAATTAAAACCCCTTTAATCCGCGCAGGCCCCCCAAAAATAGTACCGTCATTAATTCGGTACGTACTTTTTACATCGGTTTGCATACCCATGGGGGCCTCCTAATTA